GAGTGAACAGTCTAAAGATCTGTGTAAGTAAATTCTTTTCAGACTCATCAAGGTCTTGCCAATCTTTCACATCATTGTGCAATGGTACATCTTCTGGGAACCAGTGCATCTGATTCTGCTGTGAGTAGTAATCGAACATCCAAGGATGGTCAAATGGTTTGTAGTAATCTCTAGTATCTAGTAGGCTCATTGTTTCTCCACTGGGAATGCGTTTAAGTTTGCAGCTACAGTACGGCGCTCCCCTTCGCCTTTAAATGGGTATACCATGTGTTGCAGCCACGAAGGAAAGAAATATATCTTACCTACTTGTGGTTTAAATACTACAGCCTGAGTAGGCTTTAGTCTTTCTTTATCATTGACTGCGCTCTGGCCATAAACAAACTCTATGAAGCCATCACTGCACCCTGAAGCATTATAATAACTAAACTTTCCTTCATGAGGCGCTTCTAGTTTTTGTATCTGCTCTGGTATTTTAGTCCACGTTGTACAGCTAATACCCATTATAGTCTTAGTGCCGTGGTCATGTATCGGATTGTAGTCGCCTTCGTAACTGTGAACAGACCACAACTCATCTATGTCTATTTGTCTATCTCCATCTAATACTTGACCAGTGTTTTCAAAGAACTGTCCAACGTAGTGTACAGCTAGGTTCTGCAAACAAGCTCTAACGTCTTGTAAGTCTTTATGTGTATGATCCATACGTAACTGTTCACCAGCCTGTATCTGTCCTACAAGGGTGTCAGCAGCAGTGACTCTATCTTCCTGTAACAATAGATCATCTAGAAAAGTATTTAAAGTATCTACATGCTCCATAGGAAAATCTGCTTCCATCATAAAGACAGAAGGCAAAGGCAGCATTCTATATTGTATCTCACTCATTAAACGCAGTCTCTAGGAAAGAAGTCTCTAGTACAACTAGTTTATCTTCTGCTTCAGCTATCTTACCTACTAACTCATCCATAGTCTCAAGCATTGTATGCTCTCCTACGGCTGCTGGATTTTCAAGATAATTTTTAAGCTCTGAACCAGCCCACATAATCTGAGCTTTATACATACTCTTCAGTGCTTTTAATCTGTGGTCTTCCATTTTTCTTCTAACTCCTTTTTATTCCTAGCAAGCCACACTGAGTAGTTTAGCTTGTCTTCTTTGTTATAATTCATTGCGTACTCAGCCCACTCTTGGATACAGAAGTTTTTAAACTTAGTATCTTCTGCATCTTTCTTAGCGTAGAACTCTTTGAACTCTTCATAAGAAGCAAACCTATCCTCTTCCCACACGTAATACTGACAGTCTTCTATTGGATGCTTAGACATATCTGGTTCTCTTTCTGCATTCACAAATCAGATGAGGCCCATACTGTCGGCATATAGATATGTAGTTATCAGGACACTTTGTATTCTTAGGTTTGTAATAGTCCCACTGACTTCGCTGTGTACCGTCTGTAGCACAGGCAGGGAGTAACAATAGTAAAAATAATAATTTAACCTTCACAGCTTAAACACTCCCCTTCTTCAAGGTTTATTCTTGGTATTTTGACGTTAACATTCTCTGTATTTCTAGCTGCATTAGAGCGGAGGTAATACATAGATTTGAGTTTGTTAGCTCCTGCCCAATGTACGCTATTAATATACTCCAGATACTCATCATGTACCTCCTGATCTGCTGTAGCTGGTGGTGGTATGAAGAATAAGTTTACTGACTGAGCTTGGCATACATACTTCTGTCTCTGGTACGCATGTTCAACGATCCAGATTTGATTGATCTCAGGTGCGGTTTTGAATACTTCTCTTTCTTCTTGAGATAGCGCCTCCAAGCCTTCAACAGAGCCTTCAGCAGCAGCAATATCCTTCCACGTTTTTTCTGTGTTGATGCCTTTCTCATCTAGTAGTTTCTCCAAGTACTTGTTCTTTACTTTGTATGATCCAGTTAAAGTCTTGTGCGTAAATACGTTAGCCCTCGTAGGCTCAATACTAGGACTTGTTCCAGCACATATAATACTGCTGCTGGCGTTAGGAGCAATAGCAAGAAGATGTGAGTTACGCAGACCACTGCCAACCATATCAGGAGCTTCACCCCTAGATCCAGCCAACTGTACACTAGCTTCAGTAGCTCTTTCTTTGATGTGTTTAAAGGCTCTATTGTTAAAGCTGGAAGCGTACATTCCTTCAAAAGGGATTCCATTACGTTGAAGATAAGAATGAAAGCCCATCGCACCAAGGCCAATCGCCCGTTCTCTATATGCACTATAAGCGGCTTTTGCAAAGCCTGTTTTATCTTTGTCGATTTCAATTTCAAAATCCTCCAAACTATTTATTTTATAGTTATGTATAGTACCGTCAACAGCTAAGGCATTATCAATAAAGTGTTCCAGTGTGTTATCCAGCATGGTAACTAGGTCACTGATGAATAATTCATCGTCTTTCCATTCATCAAAGTATTCTAGGTTAACACTGGACAGGCAGCAAACTGCTGTGCGCTCTTCGCTAGTAGGCAAGGTAATCTCAGAGCATAAATTACTTTGACGTACTTTAAGTCCTAAGTCTTTCTGCTGTTGTGGTAGGGCCTCGTTACAACGATCAAGGTTAACAATGTATGGTTCACCTGTCTCTGCTCTGGTGTGTATTAGCTGCCACCATAAGTCACGCGCTGCTACAGTCTTTACAGCTTGCTTTGACTTAGGATCTATCAGCCGCCAAGGGAGGTCGTGTTGGACAGAGTAAAGAAACTCATCAGAAATACTAACCCCGTTATGTAGATTAAGACACTTGCGGTTGAGATCGCCACCAGTAGTTTTTCGCATTGCAATAAACTCTTCAATCTCTGGATGGCTAATGTCCATATACGCTGCATAAGATCCTCTCCTAGTGACGCCCTGATTAAAGGCAAGCATCTGACTGTCTACGACATGCATGAATGGAATGCTACCAGTAGACTCACTACCGTTAGAAGTAGATACGCCATTACTCCTAACATCACCCCAATATCCACCCAAGCCTCCACCTGAACTAGCCAACCATATGTTCTCATCATAGTGATCAGATAGACCACGCCTTGAATCAGGAACATAATTAAGAAAGCAAGAGATAGGTAAACCACGCTTGGTTCCCCCGTTGCTAAGGATAGGAGTGCTAAACATGAACCAATTAGAACTTGCGTAACTATAAAGTCGCTGTGCAAGATCGAAGTCAGTATGTCCTTGATAAGTAGCAGTATAAACAGCGGCCCTTGCAAAAGCTTCTTGAGCATGTGTTTCATCTTCCCAAAAGTATCTGTCTTTTAAAGTTTCTAAAGAGAATTCATTTAGTAATTCTTCTTTATCATAGTCTATCTCTATGCCTAGATAATTCGTCTTCCCAGTTTTCAATGTCATCAATATCTTCCTTTTCTCTAAGCTGGTCTTTTCTGTAACCTTTAGTACGTGCTTTATTTTTAGATTGTTTTCGCTTGTTGAACCTTTCCCTGCGTTCTTCTTTCCTATCCCAAGACATCCTGATTCTCCATCAAGAACTTGAGCAATCGCTCCTCGTACCAACGAGCTTTGCGTAGGTCTTCTATGGGTTTACTCTTGTACCTGAATCTCCAGCGGTACTTCAATGAGTTACCACGTAGGTATCCTATAAACTCATCAGGCGTGAGCATAGCCTGTATTGCATCAATGCACTCAATGTCGCCGTTGTTATAATGCTCTGGATTGTTAACCATATCGTTGCCGCCGAACAAAGGATGGTCATTAGTGCCTTCCCATTCTTCTGCTTTATTCCATGCATCAGCTATAACAGTGTTAAGTTTAACCTTGTCCCATTCTTCTGGTGTTGCGTCATCAATACTCATTGCATCTCCAAGTTTGTCTTATCTGTCCTTTGTTTAAACTCTTCAGTCTCTCTACAGTCAGAGTCTATCCATGACTCTGGAATACTGTCCTCACTATACCATCTAAACCCATTCTTCTCAGCCCATTCTGCATGGGATCTCTTAGTACCATCTTTCCTTCTCTTTGCTCCCGGCATAGGAGCAGAAGGATTAGCAAACAAGAAAACAAGTTCAGTGTTTTTAGGTAAGGCTTTTCTTAACCACACGTACTTACTATACTCAGCATGATCCCAGAACCTGCCTTTAGATTCAAGAAGTATTCTCTTCTTACCTATAACCTTAAAGAAGTCTGGCTCGTATGTATGCTCTGTAACATACGGTACTTTCTCTGTATGGTGCTGCCAGTATTTAAGTATGCCTTCATGGAGAACAGCCTCCCATATAGAATCATACTTACTACCGTCAGGATTAACATACTTTTTAGGACGAGGTACTCTAGGCTTACGCGCTGCCATCTACTAGATTCCTTCTATGCACAGATGCTCGTTGCTCGTATGCTATTAAATTAAGATCATCAAGAGTAACAGCGTCAACATCAAAGTTACTGTCCTGCTGTACTAGCTTCTTTAATTCTTTCTTGATCCATCGTGGAGTCATAGGCACACATCTGATACCTGATTTAACTGGAGCGTATATCTCTGTCTCAGGCATGAACTGCATGACGTTCTTAGTGTTGACTCTCTCAGCTTCTTCATCAGAAACTATGCTTCGCAGCCAATCAACAAGAAGGCTCTCTGTCTTCCTGTGTATTTGTTTTAATTTATTTTTATTCACTTGATTATTAGTTCCTGCACGTTGGGAGTAGATGTTACCCGTGTGAAGTATTTAAGGCCGTTGGCGTATTTGAACACACGTAGTCCTCTACCGTTATTAGCATCAGACCAGCATTCATTCTTGAAGCCGCAGTAGGCGCAGCCAGTAGGAAGGCGCATGTTACCTTTCTTACCCTCTGGTACGGGTTGATAACATTTCTCAGGAGGAGTATCTGATTTTAATTTATTTTTTAGACTATCTATTCTACCATTGACATTTGGTTTTGTCAAGTCCCCCGGACAATAAAGTGCAAGCTCTCCTGTCTCTTTATTGATAGCTAAGAAGCCTCCTTCATTAGTACCTTCGCTTGTTTCATAGCCTGAAAGCTGGTACATGTAGCCAAAAGGATCATCTTGGTACAGCGTACCCTCTTTGAACTTCTTGAAACCAAAGTTAGATGCAGTCTTAATGTCCACGACTTGTCCATCTATCTTACAATCTATATGACCTTTGATACCGTCAACAGTTACTTCCTTCTGCTCATCAGATACTGAGTGACCAGCTATCTTTACAAACAAGATTAGAAGTTCTTCTAGAAGGTGTCCGTACAGAAACTTGATATGGGTAGGTGCTTTGAGCGGAGTAGGTTCAGAATCTTTTTTAGACTCGTACCATAACTGCCTAGCAGGTCTTCCTATGTTGCTCATACGAAGTCCCTTGGTCTGCTTCTTAGGCTCAGTCCAGTGGACTAGGGCTTGCTTCATCCTTTCACCAAAGTCATCTATAAGATCCTGTGGAATGTCCATGTTCTCACCCTGAGACAGACACTCAATCTTTTGATAGATGTCTTCAACGAGTGTTGATAGATTTTTAGAAGAGTTCAAGTTGCTTCCCCTCAAATAGCTTATCTAGTTTATCAACAGCCAGACTAGCATCACAAACAAACCACTCACCTCTACGCTCGTACTTCTTTTCAAGAAGAGCATGTGCCTGTGCTTCAGCCTCTCGCCTGTTTTCAGTGTTGTATGCTTTTACTAACTCGTAGTCTCTGTATGGTGATGATGTTTGGTACTGCTTCAGTCTATCCTGTGCGTCTACAGCCATGCCTACTTTGCACCAGCTAGGAAAAGCAGGGTTGCGTATAATGTATACCTGACCTTGCTTGGATGATGTGTAGTTTTTAAGAGAACTGAAGGCTGCATCAGTAAATCCTTCATATCGTCCCGGCTTATGTAGTGGGTGATCTTTAGATATGTAGTTTCCATCTACCCACATTCTATTTCCGTTGGATCTATCATCGTGCCCTTTATTGCAGCTTTTGCATTGTGTTCTGTTTAAATTTTTCCAGCTTCTTTTCCAGTTTTTGTCTGTCAAGGATACGCCACACATTCTACAGTTTTTATCAATGTGTTTCTGACCAGTTGTTTCCGACATTGTACTCTCCGTCTAGTGGACATTTTAGATCAAGATGTTCGCCAGCAGCAACAATAGCTTCGACTCCTAACTGACC